TTGTTGTTAACACAAATGCTAACAATCAAATGAATCATGATATGCAAAAAATGATGCATCCTAGTTATACCATGTGACACTTGTAGAACCGTCCCTATATGCTTGACTTTTTGGTAAATCTGTGGTATCATACATGTATGAAAGATAAGTTTATGACTGATTCCACTCTTGATCTCTTCTGTGACCATGCAGATACACAAATGGCAGAAGAATATGCTATGGAACTTGAAGCAAAAGCAGCAGAACTAGAAGTTACTGTTGACTATTACATGGCAGAGTTTCTTTGATTATTAACAACAACATTATTATGCAAACCAAAACTAAGTTTAACCATCTCAATCTGCCTGCTCTTGCAGATATTCCCACTGAAACTATTGATGGGTCTCGTCGTTATGTTGTGAATGGTAAACTGTTGCCTTCTGTGACCACAGTTACTTCCTATCAGAATAGGAAATCCATTGCACAGTGGAGGGAACGTGTAGGTGAAGAAACTGCAAATCAAATTAGTCAATTTGCATCAAGTAATGGTACTAAGTTTCACAAACTTGTTGAAGATTATATCAACAATGAAGAAGTAGAATATGATACTGAAAAGTATAAAATTGCATTGAATCTGTTTAATCAGTTTCAATTCATTCTCAATGATGTAAACAACATTCACTATTTGGAAAGTGCTCTTTATTCTGAAAATCTTGGTATTGCTGGTCGTGTTGACTGTATTGCAGAATATCAAGGGAAACTTTCTATCATTGATTTCAAGAGTTCTTCTAAACCGAAGTATGAGAGTCAAATTAAAAACTATTTTGTTCAAGAAACTGGTTATGCACTGATGTATCAGGAAATGACTGGTAACAAAGTAGAACAAATTGTGACCTTGATTTCTTGTCATTCAGGTGAGACACAAGTTTTTGTTAGAAACCCTGATGATTATGTTGACACTCTCAAGCAGTATATTGTAGAATACAATAACAAATAACATGCAAGATTGGAAGTGTAGTGTAAGGATGCCCTCAAACCACATACAAACTGTGTGGGTTGAGGCATATAATTATAATGATGCTGTCACAATGGCAGAATCTAGCACTGGTGGAAAGTGTCTCAATGCTTCTGCACAGTTTTCATCATCATCTTCCGCATCTCAATCTAGTGGTGATACGGAAATCAATGGAGGTTTGGTATTAGTTGGTCTTGCAGTGATGATGTTAATCTATGCCTGGAAGTGGATTCTACTTATTGGTGCCATTTCTTTGGTAATTTGGTTCATCATTCAATTTGTAAATGATAACTAAATAACTTTTTTGCTAGTGTAGCACAGTGGTAGTGCAATGGTTTTGTAAACCATAGGTCGCAAGTTCAAATCTTGTCACTAGCTTTTATCCCACAAATGTGTGGCATTTGGATGATACCATGTGCCAGTTGTAGAACCGTCACACGAAATGAGCACAGACCCCAAAAGTGTGCTATCATACATGTATGAAAAATCAAATTGCATCTGAAATCTTCCACTATCACACTAACTGGAAGGAAGGTAAAGTTAATCAAATGTGGATTCAACAAATCACTCCTGAGCATCAAGAATGTGATCACAAATATGTTGCTATTGCTTTCAATCCTGAGAAGAATGTGAGCATGGTGATGAGCAATCCTCGCAGTCATTATGATACTCTGCTGTGGGTTCGCAAGTTCTGTGGTTCTTTCTCTATTCTCCCTGTTTGATTATATTATGAAAACCTTTTTTGCTGGTCTTGTTGTTGCTACTGTTGGTTTCAGTGGTATTGCTAACATTCTGAATGTTGGTCTCAATATTGTACAAACTCATGCACAACAACTTAACTCACAACTATCACAAATTGAGTCCAATTAGTGTTATCATGTGACAGTTGTAGAACTGGTCGCTATATTTACCAAAACCCCCAAAACCGTGCTACCATACTAGTATGGAAAAACAAATGACAACTGAGTTCCCCACAATTCAATCTAAAGATGGCACAATGGTAGTGTCATTCTATCCTGTTAAAACACCTTTTGGTGATGTATCTGAAACCTGGACACTTAAGGTGCTTGAGTGGCAAGGAATTGAGACAATCTCCAAGAAGTTCATTAACAAAGTTGAGAAGAAAGTTCAACTGCGTGAGTATGCTTCCTATGAGTATGTTGTTGTTAAAGACAACAGCAATCTTCCCCAACTTGGTAATCCTATGGCAGGTGCGTGCTGATGAATGAAACTGTGCAACTGAAACTGAATAAAATTGTAAAGGATCTTGAGCAGGCAATCTATGAATCAGAGATTGCAATCAATGACCCTGAGAAAGGTTATCCCTATGCTTGTGGGTATAGTAGAGCAGCAATGAAATCAGTGCTAGATGATATTCAATTACTCAAATCTTGCCTTGGGTAAGTGATACCATGTGCCAGTTGTAGAACTGGTCGCTATATTTACCAAAACCCCTCAAACCGTGCTACCATACAGGTATGGAAAAAAACAAAACATTCTCAAAACTCATTTACAACATCTCAAACCCCAAATGTGTAGTGTTTGATTTAGATGCCACATTGTGCCATCATGGAGATCAATCAGGGTTTGAAGAATGTGATCAATTTCCTGCTATTGATGCAGTTGTAGATGTTGCAAAGCACTGCAAATCTATGGGATTTGATCTAGTCATTGCTACTGCCAGACCTGATACATTTGCAGAGGGTACAGCATACTGGTTGCAGGAACATTTGCCTGAGTTTGATGCACTCTACATGAAAAATGCAGATGATGATGCAACTGGTTCCACTGCTAAAGGTCATCAACTGATGGATATTCTTCGCTTTTGGGATGACATTCAATTCTGGGTTGATGATAGTCCTTTCAATGCAAAAGTCATTGAGGATCATGCTGTAACCTGTATTCGTCCTTCTCATAATGATGCTTTCTGGGCAGATTATGGGGATCAGTGATCCTAAAATGCTAGGCAATGTTCTGGCATTTATGATTATCCAAATGCACAATGTTGTCTGCCTCCTTTATACTGATGTGCCAGTTGTAGAACCGTCACACTAAATGAGCACAGACCCCAAAAATGTGCTACCATACTAGTATGGAAAAACAAAACAACACTCAAACCAACCAAATGATTGCTCTTCAAACTAACATTCAACCTGTTGCCCTTACTGTTGACAACTATCTGACTGAGGTTAGTGATACTCTGCGCAGTAAGATTGAAGAATTGATGGAAGATTCTTTCTATCTTGATGATATGCTGGACTTCATCAATGAGCATGGTGATGATAATTTCATCAACTATTATGATGATTATGTTCGCTTTGGTGAGGACAATTCCTATGCTGCTGTTGATGCTTTCATTGAAGAGTTTGGTATTCAGGAAGTAGAAAGGTTTGAGGATGCCTATCATGGAGAATGGGAAACTCCTGAGATCTTTGCTGAAGTTTACTGTGATGACATGGGATATAAAGTTCCTGAGTTTGTTGTGGTAGATTGGGAAGCAACCTGGGAACAAAATCTCCAATATGATTATGCTTTCAACAATGGATTCGTGTTCATCAAGAACTACTGAATCACACCTTTTCACTAACACTTTTTTCACTCTAATTAACATCATGACTGCTACTCTGAACCTGCCTAAAACTGCTGCTATGGTTATGCTTGCAAAGGCACAAAATGGCAATGATCTTCTCAATGTGCTTAATGCAGTTGTAGATACTCAAGAGGATCAAGTTCCTATGGTTGAGTATCCTACTGATGCCTACATCATGGAGAATGATTATGATGATACCATTGATTTCTGATCCTGGGTGATACCATGTGCCACTTTGATTAGTGGCACAAACATTTACCAAAACCATTAAATTCGTGCTATCATACAAGTATGATGAATCCAGAACAGCAACTCACTCTTTATAGTTGGATTGATCACATGGATAAAGATTGTGAGAAATGTGGCAAAGGTTATTATAAAGAAACCAGCATACATGATGACTGGGATGGTGTGCTTCATTGCAGCAAATGTAATCATGAAGTTACACGATATAAGGAGATTTGGTGATACCATGTGCCACTTGTAGAACTGGCACAAACATTTACCGAAAACCCTGAATCCGTGCTATCATACTTGTATGATGAATGAAACCAAAGCAATGACCCAGCAAACTTATAATGGTTGGGCAAACTATGAAACCTGGAATGTATCCCTGTGGATTCAGAATCGTCAGTTTTTGTATAACACTGCTGTTGCATGTGTAGAGTATAAAAATGATGATGAAACTGCCTACACTAAGTTCATTCGTTGTATGCACAACATTGATGAACTCACCACCAATGATGGTGTTGCCTGGGATGATGAATTGATCAATCATGATGAGATCAATGAAATGATGTTTGACCTCCACACTAACTGAAATCAAATGACCATTAAGTACACTTTCGACATCAATACCAAACAACCTGTGTATGCTGTGTGTGACCAAGATGTTTGTATTCTTTTGACTACATCTATCACCACTGCAATCAACAAAATCCAAGAAAAATGAAGTTCTTAGTTACATCCATTGAGTTTGATCTTGATACTGATGATGATAGTATCCCAGAGCATATTCATGAGCAAGTTCAACAAGAATTAAGGGATGAGTATATTGGTACACATTGGGATGCAGATGATGAAGATGATCTAGTTGAAGAGATTACATGTGCATCTGGTTGGTGTATCAATTCCATTGATTATGTTCATGTGCTAAGTTAATATGAAAGAGAACAAAGTGTTTCAACTTGAGTTATGCCAAGAGGATGCTAATCGTATTCTCAAAGGTGTATGGGAACTGCGGATACATGAGTATAGTAAGGCAAGGCAAGTAGATCCCAATGGTGAACAGGAAAGTGCCTGGATTGAGTATGATTATGTGACAGCACTGTGGGGAGAGTTAGATGAGAAGTTTTCCACAGTTTATGATAGTTTTCCACAGAAAGTGTGTTGAATTGTGGATAAATTAAATGTGTTAATAAATGTAGTGTTGTGATGTGTATTGTTTACTAGATGTGTGAATAATACAGTGATTAAGTGTTAATGAAGCAGTGAATAATACAGTGATTAAATGTGCAAATCTTTAGTGATCTTGGCCCACATTGTATCACAAATCCTCCCAAAAGTCAAGCACCCCCAGTCACTCCTAGGACTGGCACATTGCCTCTTGACAGTATAGTTTTCCACAGGTCTTAAGTGTGAATCAGTGAGAACACAGTGAGGGACTAGGATTATAGTGAAACACAGTGAATATGCCTGTGGAAAACTATACTGAAACCTGTGGAAAACCCTGTGGAAAACTATAAGAATTGTGGAAAACTATTTTTCCACAGGTTATAATATAGTGTGAGAATGTGTGAGAATGACAGTGTATGGGGGTTGACAGATTGCAGTGTTTATGTTATAGTGAATATGGCAGTTGTTTGTTATATTGTAAGGGGTTGTGGGGGGGTAATGCGAAAAACCACAACTACCCTAACCTACAGAGGTGACAATTTGAGAGCGTGATATCATGTTAATAAAAAAAATTTTGAGTATAAAAAAATCTCCCATAAGGTTAATCTATGAGGGTCTGTATGGAACTACAATTGGTCCCAAGGATGAGGTGAGTTATATTGTGAGTTGCCTCAGAGAAACATTAAATATAGTTGGAACACATTATAAGAAAAAAATTTTCCCAGGAAAAAATGTCATATAGGTTGATTGCAAGAGACAGGATATTTTGTGAGGGTACATTGGCAGAATGCCAGGCTGCTCTCACAGGAATTTCCAATATGATTAGTGCAGGATTCTCTACC